GGTTGAAAAAGTAGTTGCAACAAATACACCAGAGAATTCCGAAGCAACCGCTGAGGATCAAACAACACAGGAGGACAAAGTGTCAGATATTACATCTGAGGCTCCTATCGCAACCGAAGCGGTAGAAGCTGCAAAGTCTGAGCCTGTGGCAGTAATGGCAACTCAACCAGTTGCATACACAAAGCCACGCTCACCAATTATAAGCAAGGCAACTTACTTAGAGCACTCAGTTCGAGCTGCACTAGGCAACGACGACAGCAGAATTTATGTTCGCGCTGCTGATGACACAACATCAAACAACGCTGGACTTATCCCAACTCGTCAATTGACAGAGATCATCAACCCATTATCAAATGCAGATCGCGCAGCAGTAGATAGCATTTCTCGCGGTGTTTTACCCGACGCTGGGATGAGTTTCGAAATTCCAAAAATTTCTGCCGTTCCTCTGGTTCAGGTAGAAACTGAGGCTGATGCAATCGTTGAGCAAGGGATGACAAATTCCTTCTTATCAGTTTCAGTATCCAAGTATGCTGGCGGTCAGACATTTTCCGTTGAGCTATTGGACAGAAGTTCTCCAGCATTTTTTGATGAATTAGTTCGTCAAATGGAATATGCTTACGCAGCAGCAACCGATAATGCAGTATTAAATGGTCTTGCAACAGGTGGAACAGATGGCGGAAACCGCACTCTTGACGCAGCTGGTTTGCTTGATTTCATTTCTGACGCAGGTGTTTCAATTTACACAAACACACTTGGCACAGCACAAAACATAGTTGCTTCACCAGCACAATGGGGAGCAATTCAAAACCTAGCTGATGCAGGTCGCCCAATTTATCAAAACCTAATTGGTAACTTTAATCAAGGCGGAGATCTTGGTTCAAATAGACTGCTTGGAAACTTGCTTGGTCTAAACTTCCGCGTTGATCGTCAATTATCAGGAACTGGTGATAACACAATCATGGTTATCAATCCAGACAGTTATACTTGGTATGAAAGCCCACGCGTTCGCCTACAAACCAATGTTGCCTTAAATGGTCAAATTGAGGTTTCTTATTATGGCTATGGCGCACTTGCTACCAAAGTTGGAGCAGGCGCTTACAAGTGGATGGTTGCTTAATTAACTAAGCAAACTTAATGCCTACTGGTGCTCCCGCTGGTAGGCAGCTATGAATGGGAGTAAAAAGGAGATGACATGCCAACCATAATTACGGCTTCACAGTTAAGATCTGTGCTTGGTGTGTCATCATCCTTATACGACGACACTTATTTAAACCAAATTATTGACACAGCAGAAACAGTTATTTTGCCAATGCTTGTTACATTTAAAAGTCCAATTCAATCAACTGTGTTGTCAGCCAATGTTGCTACATTTACCACATTAGGAATTCATGAATTTACCGAAGGACAATCAGTTGTCATCACAGGATGCGGAACACCTTACAACGGAACAAGAGTTGTGTTGGCAGATAATCTTAGCCAATATACCTTTTCGCAATCAATCACTAATGCCGATATATTGTCGGCTAATGTCATCCCATCAGGAGTTGCTGCCCTTTCTGGCGGATCAACTTATGTTGGAAATGCAGCTGTTCAATCTGCCACCTACACAGTTTCAGTCGAAGTTTTCCAAGCAAGACTTGCAGGAGGAGGACAAATCGAAGGAGTAGATTTTACTGCAACTCCGTTTCGAATGGGCAGATCATTATTTAATAAATGCGTTGGATTATTGGGATCTTATATTGATCCCGAAAGCATGTGTCAATAATGCCATCAACAATTCTTTCAGCAGTTCGCACACCTTTAGCCACAGCTCTTGCTGGCGTTGCAGGAAATGTTTATTCATTTGTTCCTGAAACTGTTATTCCTCCAGCAGTAGTAGTTGTTCCAGACAGCCCTTATTTAGAATTAGAAACAATTAACAAATCGACTATTCATGTCAAGATCAATTTCACAATCTCAGTTGCAGTTGCTTACAATAGCAATCCTGCCTCACTAGATAATATTGAGCAATTAATCATGAGCGTTCTGGCAGTTATCCCAACTGGATATGTTGTCAGCTCGGTCGAAAGACCCACAGTTACACAAGTTGGAGCAAGCACGCTGCTTATTGCAGATGTTCGAGTTTCTACCTACTATACACAAACCGCATAAGGAGAAATAATGGCAACCACAGTAATCACAGGTCGCGATGTTTCGCTCACTTTCACAGGTGGAACAGACATCGATGCACAAGCAACAAATGCAGTATTAACAAAAGTGAATGAGCGTCAGGAATATCAAACCCTTGATGGCACAGCTTACAAAACCACTAATATCAGCGGAACATTCCAATTGGATATGTTGTCTGATTGGGGCAAAGCAAGTTCTGTTTGTGAGGCTTTATGGACAGCAGCAGAAAGCGCACCAGACACAGATATTTCTATCACAATGATAGCTGCATCAGGAGCGCAATTTGTGTTTCCAGTAAAACCTGAATTTCCAACAGCTGGCGGATCAGGTGTCGATGCTCAAACTGTTTCATTAACCTTTACTGTTTCAGCTGGAGCAGTAGTCGAAACATTTAGTTAAAAAATAGATCGGGAGCAAAATGCAAATAGCAGTTACAATTACATATAACTCAGGCGACCAAGTAACTTATGTTGCCAAACCGCCTGAGTTGGCGAAATGGGAAAGAGAAACAAAAAACCCAATTACCAAATGGGGAAGTGAAGTTGTTGGAATTTGGGATTTGATGTTTATTGCTTACCACGCACACAAACGCGAAGCAGGTGGAAAACCAACAAAGTCTTTCGAGGCTTGGATGGAAACTGTTGCTGATGTTAAAGCTGGTGATGGTGATGACCCAAAAGCCACCAAGCAGGAAGCCTAAGTAGGTTATTGGTTGAGTTGGCAATAGCCACAAAAATACCAATGAGTGAATGGGTTGAACCAGAGGACATTCTTACAGCGATTGAGATACTAAAGGAGCGAAAGTAAATTGGCACAATCTACTGAACCTTCAATAGTTTATGATAAGCGCGAATTGATGAATATTGTCAAAGTCCTTCGAACTATGGATGATGTTGCTCAAAATGAAGTGCGCCGATCTGTGGGCGAAATTGCACAAAAAGAATTATCTGAAATTCAAAGAGTGGCAAAATCAAGAGGCAAGGTTGCCGATCGTGTTGCTCAAGGTGGCAAGGTAAGCAAATCCTCTTTACTTGGTGAGATCAAATTTGGCTTTGCATCACAGAAATTCTCAGGCGGAGCAACAACTCAATTTAACAATAGAGGCGATGCTAAAGGTAATCGAAAAGGAATTGGCGCAGCTGCTGAGTTTGGATCAAATAGATTTCCACAATTTCCAAGATGGTCAGGGCCAATGCCAAAAGGTGCAGGATCTCGCGGTTGGTTTATTTATCCAACAGTAAGACACTTACAACCAGCAATCATTAAAGAGTTTGAGGATGTTATTCTCAAAGTGAGAAATGAGTTTGAAAATGGCTAGAGTATTAACGATCGCGCTGGCGGCCGATATTGATAATCTTAAAAAAGGATTAAAGCAGGGCGAGGATGAGATACAAGGCTTTGGCGGTAAGGTTGGCGAGTTTGGAAAAAAAGCTGCTGCTGCTTTTGCCGTAGCCGCTGCCGCCGCTGCTGCTTATGCTACTCATTTAGCAATTGATGGTGTTAAGGCTGCAATAGAGGATGAGGCTGCTCAACTTAGATTAGCAAACGCTTTAAAGGCTGCGACAGGTGCAACTGATGATCAGATAAAAGCAACTGAGCAATTTATTCTCCAAACATCTTTGGCGACTGGAGTTGCTGATGACAAATTAAGACCAGCCATGCAGAGGTTGGCGGTAAGCACAAAAGATACTGGTGAGGCACAAAAATTATTGGCACTTGCTTTAGATATTTCAAAAGGTCGAGGGCTTGAATTAGAAACTGTGGCAAATGCTTTAGGTCGTGCTCAGGATGGAAATACTACTGCGCTTGGCAGATTAGGACTTGGCTTATCTAAAGCTGAACTTGCAACTTTATCATTTACAGATGTTCAAGATAAATTATCTAATTTATATGGTGGAGCGGCAGCTGCAAACGCTGAAACATTTCAAGGAAAGATTGATCGCTTAAAGGTTGGCTTTGATGAGGCTAAAGAAAGTCTTGGCGTTGCATTATTGCCACAAGTTGAGAAATTTATTACTTTTTTAAATACAACTGGCGTTCCTGCGTTGGAAAGTTTTATTGCTGGATTAACTGGTGATGATGGATTGAACAATGCTTTTACAGAAACTCAAAGAACTGCTTTTGCAGTAGGTAACGCAATTGCCGTTGTTGCAAGACAAATACAAGGCTTTATAACATTTTTAAGAGAAGCAATTGGTTTGATAATTGGTTTAACTAATGAAGCAATTAGAGCAATTAATTTAATTAAGCCAGGTGCTGATATTGGTTATATATCAAATCCTTC